AATAGTGATACTTCCTGCAGTAGTGTCAGCGACGTAGTATATTCCTAAAATTCTACAAGGTCCTCCAAAAATAGATCCTGAAGCTGTTAATCTAGTAGCTTTTACATTACTTACATATGTTCCCATATTTTTCTCCTTAAGCGTGAGCTCCCGAAGGAGCTCACATTATTATTTATTACGCAATAGTTGCGATTGGTGTAGTAACGGTTTCCGCTTTCCAAGTAGAATTCGTTCCGTCATCAGTCACACAAGTTAACTTAACTCTTCCATTAACAGCAGTACTGTTTTGTAAAGTTAAAGTGTCCCCTGCAACATCACTTGCTGGATTAGCTGCCGATCCACCCATAAGTTGAAGAGCTCCATAGAAATTAGAAACTCCTGCTCCAGGTAAAACGAATGTTACAGTTTTTGCACCACCAACTGCTGTAGTCACAATAAATTCATATGTTGTTCCTACGTTAGCTGTACTTAATGCTGGCATGTTAACTACGATGTCATCAGTTCCATCTATTGTAAAGATAGTTCCTGATTCCGCTCTTGTTAATGTGTCAGTAACTGCCGCTCCAGTATTGAAAGTTGCGTTGTCAACCGATACTCTGAAGTTAGGTCTAACGTTGTAAACCGCTTCATCTGTAATTGCACCAGTGCTAGAATTTTTAGAAATAGTTTTAAAACCATTTTCTGATCGTACTGCACCGATAAACGTTGTATTTGCCATAATTATATCCTCCTAGTTTATAAGATCTAGTCTCTAGGCCGTCGACTATACGCGTCTAGATCTAATAATAATTGTATAGTAAAACTTTTATACGCTATATTTTAGTGAAGTGCAAGAGATCCTACAGGAAATGTACGATTTCAGCGATGTAGCGTTTTATACTAAGTAGCTACTGAAACTTGTGGAGCCGAATTAGCAATTGCATTTTCTCTATCTGCAATCCTAGCTTCTTCAAGCTTGATCTGGGTGATGACTTCTTTAATTCTGTCATCTATCCTGACCATGTTGAGAGTGTATCTACCTTCGTTAAGGTGCTCTTGCTCCCAACTCAACTCCAAGGACTTTTTCTGTTTGTACAGGTCTTGGATCATATATAACTTCCTCATAAGTTATCCATTTTCGGGCTTTATCATAAAATCCCGATTGTTCCCACTTTACACTATTTTCTCCTAGTTTGTCAACTATAGCGTTCTCAATGGCTTCTGAGGAATCTTCGCATTTTACCACGAAATTCGTTTTATATCCATAAGCAATAATTATAATTTTAAAGTCCTTCATAGTCTAATTTTCTACTTTATTATTGAAATGAGGCGGAATTGTGTCCCGCCTCATTAAATTAGTTATTACGCACCTTGTACGCCGAAGATTCCTCTAGGGTCTGATACGCCAAAAACGTATCTTTCTCTAGCTTTGAATCTAACGTTACCAGTGTCGAAATCACCTTCCATAGCTGTTTTCAACGGTGCTCTTTCGAAATGTTTCATTCCGTTAGGTACATCCGTGATTAAATACCAAGAATCAGTATCAGTTAGGTAATTGTTCACTCTATATCCTTGAGGAACCATTCCCATTGATACGATAGCATTGATATCGTTATCAGCTGTGCCAGTTCTACCTTGAGACTTCATCAGTCTGTCAGCGTTAAACTGGTTATTTGCAGGAACAATCATTTTCGTTGCTTTAGCTGCCACTTTAAGACCTCTCTCATCAGTCATGTTACCGATGTCGATCAACGCTTGTTCAAGCGATGTTTCGTTAAGGTCTGCTTGTGTAGTTAGAGTGTTCGAAAACGTTCCAGCAATAGTAGGGTGGTTAGTAGTAAACAAGCCTTTAGCGTCACCAGATTTAAACGTAGCCGTTTGAGGTAGCCCGTTTATTAAAGGTTCCACTGCTTTAACTTGTTTAGCGTTCGCCATCGATCTTGCTAGCGCTTTTGTATATCTAGAAGAAATTCTATCGTAGAGGTTGTCCTCCATAGCTTCTTCTGTGATTGCAAATGCTAACGCAACCGTTTCCATTGTGTAACGTGCTGTAAAAGTTTCTTGAGCTTCGTCATAAGATATGCCTTGCCCTTCCGCTTTTACTTGTGCGTTTGCGAATCCAGATAACATTACTTCTTCTTCAAAAGCTCTGTCACTAGACTCAGTTACGTAGATCTCAGATGACTGATTCTCGTAACGTTTGTACTCCAGCCCAAATAGTGCATTTAGGCCTGGTTCTAGTTCTTTAACTAGTTGTGCTCGTGATATTGCCATAGTCTATTTGCTCCTATTATTGCCACGTTACTGCACCAGTAAAGTACTGGTTAAGATTGTGAGCAACCACGACGCTTCTATAAGCGGCGCTTTCATTGTTTGAAGGGTCCTCTGCAGATCTTACCAATCTCCATTGGTTAGCTGTAGCATGTCTTGTAGCGTACGTTAATGTTGAACTAGATTGACCAGAAATTTCTGATCCCGCTGCAGTTACAGTTAGGCCATATGTTTTACCATATTCAGCTTGTGCTGCTGCTGCATCGATCGCACCAACAAAAAGTTGGTTTGGATTATCTAATACGAAACATTTAATGTCTTCGCTGTTAGCTGGAGTAATTGGTTGATTATACCAGTTCGACCACGTCGGCTTTAAAGTTGTCGCCGCATTGTAGAAGATACCGTTCATAACACCAATACATGTATTTGTGATGGCAGCTTGCGCAGTGATTATGTACCCTAAGTAGCTTTTTACAGCTGTACCTTGGAACAAATCAGCATTGTAGCCAGCATCAATATAGTATTCGCCTTGTCCAGATGTAGCCGGTGTTGAACCGATCGTACCTGCTGGGATCAAACCAAATCCTGCTGTATTACTATTTGCCATAGTTATTACTCCTTTTGCCTATATCTCTATAGACGGTTTACGATAATCGATGATAGGGATTAACCCGAGAATTCCTTATTAGGATTTCTTTGTACCACCGAAGGTTACACGAGACTGCCTTTCAACATTGATTGGCATTCTCTTATCCTGCTCCTTCATAAGATCTTGTTCTACTGCCTCGCTTCGCTCTTTATGACGGTCTGTCATATATTGCTGACGTTGCTTCGAGATCTCGATCGGTACCTTCGCAAGTAGAAGGCCTCCAACCCCAATTACCCCCTTGTATCTGCCATTATCAATGACAGGGTAGTCAGTAGCATTTTCAATTTCATCTGCACGTACAAGTTCATAACCTTCTCTTAATCGTCCAGTTATATTTTTTACGTCTTGAAATCCAACGCTCTCTGCTCTTATCCATCTGTACCTGAATCCATCAGGCGCAGGGGGTGCATCTAGAGATGATGGTGGAACCCACACTTTTGGCCTTTCAGATTTTGACCGTGTTTGGTTCGCACGAGATGTATTTTTTTGCTTTTCCATTTTACGCTCCTCCCGTGTTTTTTAGTTGTTTTGCGTACTCTTCGAGTGGCACTCCTAATTTTTTAGCTATTGCTACCTGTGAAGAAGTGAGTTTCACAGTTTTGCGACCTGGTTTAACGCTCCTAGAAGCGGAAGCCACCGTCTGAACGGGTTCGGTCGATTGCTTGGTATCAGTTTTACCAAATTTATGTGGAAAGTCAACACGTATTCTTTTATCTACTTCCGCATAGTATTCATCAGATTGTGGATCATAACCTTCTTTCTCCACTAAATCTTTATGAATCTCGAACGCTGTGTATGTCATAGCTCGGTCTTGACCAAACCATGAGTTTTTAGATGCCCAACCTTCAGCTTTAGGATCTTGAGTTGGCATTTGATTAGCAGGTTGTGTTGGTGTTTTAACATCTGCAGGTTTTTCAGGCGCTGCTTCTGCTCTATATGCTTTACTCTGTTCTAACTTAGCATTATCAAATGCTAGTTTAGCGATCTTTTTATTAGCTTCTACTTGAGCGTTTGCATCTCCAAGTTCAATGGCTCTTGCTAAATCTTTTTGAGCAGAATCCATTCCGTCTTTGATGCTAGATTCAAACTTACTAATATAGTCTGCGTCTGTTTTTTCAAAACGTTTTTCTAACTCTCTACGTTTTTCTATTTCAGTCTTTGCATAACTTGTAGCTGCATCTCTTTGTCTCTCAGCTTCACGCATTTTACGTGTTAGTTTTGCAATTCTTGATTGAACGCCTTTACTATAATCTTCAAGTTTTTCATCTTCTTTTTTTGCTTCTTGTTTCGGTTCTTCTTTTACTTCTTCTACTTGTACTTGTTCCGTGCTTGGTGTTTCGTCTTTCTTGGTTTCAGCAGCTTCCTTAATAGGTTCTGCTTCTTTGACGTTTTCTTCCGGTAAATCAACCTCGGCTCCTGGGCCAGAAGTATCAATATCTACGGTTTTCTTTTCTTCGTCAGGCATAGTTTCCTCCTATGTTAATATGCGTGTAAGATATCCTCTGGATTCTTCACGGTTGCCAATACTTCGTCTTCATTTAAAAGACGAACTTCTCCTCCCTCTATTTGAATACGCGATCCCGCGTATCTTGCAAAGACAACCCAATCGTTGACCTTGCACCATGGACCGTTTGGATAACGTTCTTTATCGTTATAACATTGTGGGCCCATAGCTAATACTAAACCACATTGAGAACCAACTTGTTGTCTCTCCAATACTGATTCAGTCATTAAAAGTCCTCCTTTTGTTTTCTCATCCATTTTGAATGGTAAAACAAGAATTCTCCAACCCGTAGGTTGTGGTAATTTTGTAGAATCTTTAGTAACTTCTTTTTTAGGTTCGGATTTTTTTACTCCGACTAATTCTTTATTGGGTGTAATAATTTTATGATTTGGGTTTGGTGATGTCGACGACTGTTCCTTTATTGTCATATTGCTCCTTATCATTTAGCAGGTTAGAGAGTTCCTGTTTTACTGCCTCATAGGCATTTATCTGTCCTATTATATAGTTGTATTTTTCCATATTGTCAATACCACCTGAAGTAACAGCAATAGATAATTCTTCTATTCTTTTTAGAGTGAATCTATTTAATTTAACTATAACGCTTTCTAAAGATGCCATGAATACTTTCTATAATAAACCTTTGTAATATTTTCCATAACTCGGATTTGCTACATGACTTCCAGCAAGATCTCCTGAGATATAAGAACCTATATATCCTCCATCAGCTTTTTTTGTTCTTTTCTTAGCCATTTTTTTAAATGTTTTAGCTAGAGCTTTAGCTCTACCTGTACAAGTTTTTTTAGTAATTGGAGTACACTTTCCTTCAGTGCCTCTTTTCTTAATTGATTTAGTAACTTTCTGAATCCAGTTTTTACTCATTATTTTGTCTTAATATGTCTATGAAAATACTGGCCACCAATTTTATCAGCTTGATTAGTCTCTACCATTTTTTTCATTCCCTTACGGGCTTTAATACCTTCATCTCTTTTTGTCTTAAGAGACTGTAATTTATCCATTCTTTCAATCGACTTTTTTGTTCTAACTATATTAGCTCTATCTTTTGCAGATTTAGCTTTCTCAAAGCCAAACTTAGAATGTTCTTTTCTTCCTTGCTTCATCAAGTTTTTAAGTTGACGAGGTTGAGTGATAGTTGGTGCAACTTTATTTTTACCACTTAAAGCTTTACCGAAACCTCTAATTGCTGCTCCGACTCCTTTTATGACGCCCATTATATTCCTTATTTATTAATTTTTTGATTAGGTCTTTTGCCCCATTTTCCATAAGACTCATCTCTACGATCTTTCATAGATTGTTTCTTAGTAGATTCTTTTCCAGTTCTCATACCAAGAGACTCGTCTTCTCTAGCTTTGTATCCTTGCTTGTAAGCTCTGCCACCTTTTTTCATAGCAGCTCTTTTACCAAATCTAGGTTTGTAAGGTCTTGTTCCAAAGTCGTTTCTCATATTACTCCTTAAATGTAGTGTTTAGTTTTTTTCCTACGATTAGCCATAACCTTACCACAACCAGTAGCTATTGCAACCTTTGTCGGTAAGACTTTGCCTCCGTTCTTATACTCTTTTTCCCATCTCTTTGCAATCTTTGGTAGATTGGCATGCATGTATCTTCTTTGGTTTTCAGATACAAAAGGCATTACTTCTTACCATTCCTAAAGATTTGAGTTCCTTTAATACCAAAAATACTTGCCACGACTAAAATCCATAAGTTCGTAAACCAAGATGGAAGAGACTGAAAATACTCAAAGAATAATTTAACCTTTTCCATTGCTTCCGGATCGTCACTCATAACTGCCCACATTAACACAATGATGGGCGCCGAAATAATGACAAGAACGAATTCGTCCTTGTAGTCGTTTTGACGGGCTTCAAGAAGTTTACCTTGGTAAGCTTCCTCACCTCGGGCCATCTTTTCTGCATGCATTAACTGTGCATCAGACATAGCCATTTTTGTTCGTTGGCGATTAGAATAGATCTTAGCGCCAGCTTGCATCGCAATCTTTGCTAAACTGAACCAAGCCATACTAGTACCAAGTAGCTGTTTGTTTTCTAGCTTTGCCAGTTCCTTTTACAGTAACTTTATCGCCTTTTGGAAGTACGTTTTTTTGCATTCCATTAGCAAGAGTTTTAGTTCTAGGGTCCCATTCCAAATTTTGGCTTGCGACTTTAACTGGTTTTGTTTTTTTATAGTTTTCCATAGTTCTCCTAATGTATACTAAGATTTAGGACCTTTCAAGGTTCTAACGTCCTTAGCTTTCATTTTATCTGACTGTAGCTTAACCTGAGCAGATAATAAAGCTTTATCCATAGTAGTATCAGCCCTTAATTCTGCTAGTTCTTCGTTTTGTTCTAGTTTATCTTCAGTCAAATCTCTGTTTTGGACTAATTTAGCTTTGTCCATATCAATTCTAGCTTCTGTCTCTTGAGCCTTACGTGCATTCTCCATAGCTTTTAAATCTACCTCTCTAGACTTAAGTTTAAGTAAAGGATCATGATCAAATTGAGAAGTAATTTTCTTTTCTTCCTTCATAAAGTCTTCAGTCATCTCTGCAATTAAAATTGCTTTTCTTGCTTCTATTTTTTGAGTTATTTCTTCTAACTGAGAAGCAGCTTGAGGATTAACTGGAGCTTGTTGTTGAAGCATAGCTAATTGTTGTATTTCATTTTTAAATTCTAATTGAACTTGTTCTTGAGCCATTAAACTGATGTGTTCTAAACAGTTCTTTTGTAAAGCTGCCATCACTGGCGGATTATTTCTAACCATGTTAGTTGCCATAAAATTTAAGTGAGCTGTTATATGCGCTCTATGATCTTGACCAGGGAAAGCATTAAAAGGTTTCATAGCTAATGCATCAATATTCTCAATCGCCGGATCTTTAGGCATGTTAGGTGGTGGAGGAGGTAAAATCTGATCTACATTTTTTACTCCAATAGCTTCATACATTTTTCTGTAAGCCATATACATATTATGCATTTGAGGATTAGACATAGCTAATTGTAATTCTGTTTGTGCAATTGTAATTCTTTGAGACATAGAAAATATATTTGGATCAGCTACAGGAATAATATCTATTCTGTCATCAAAATCCATTTGCTTAATAATTCTTGCACCGCCCACAACATCATAAGGATATTCTGGTGGTAGATAAGTAGAAACTATTTTAGCTAATAATTTAAATTCACTCTTCATAGAAAAATATAATCTTTTATGAATAGCGGACATTACTTTAGATCCTCTTTCCATAAGAGCCATAGTTGTACCAACTGCAGCTT